AATGTCAGGTGCGGTGAAAGGCGTAACAAGAGGTCTACAAGGTGTGTCACAAGGCGCATTAGCGGAGTAAGTAATGGGATTATTAAGCAGTGTGATGGGCCGAGTGTCTGACGCCTTTGGAGGTTTAGGCGGTGGGCAGGCAGGTAGTACAGCAAACATGCTAAGTGACTTGGATAAAAAGTACGGCACTAGCGTGTTGGGTTTAATGAACAACCCCTCGACGGTTACGCCTACTGGCATGGTTGATAGCGCGACGATGCTGAAGCAAGTGAATCAAGCGGCTGGTGTGCAGGACTCATCCAACATGTTGTCCGGCGGTCTTCCTTCACTGGCTACACCTCAGTTGCCATCGTTGACAGATATAGACCCTCGAAAAGCAATGGACAAAGGCTCGTTAGAAGAGGAGCCGCAACCCGCCTATAGCGACATGGCAGCGGCCATGCTGGAAGACTATAGCCGACTCAACCCGCCTGATGGTGCAGTCATGACTGATTTTGACAGAGACATGAACACGATCCGTAGCGGGATGCTCGACTCTAGGGTCGTTCGATAGGCACATGATCATTGAGTCCGTAGCAGCCGCATCGGCTGCATTGTCTACAATCAACTCGCTTATCAAGCAGGTTAACGAGACAGGCTCTGGTGTGCAGCAGGTCATGGGCATGATTAGCGATTTTGGGGAGGGTCTTAACCAGTTTGAGATTGACAGGAAAAACAGCACCTTCAAACCGCTTTCGCAGAACGACTTGCTGCAAATCCAGATGTTGCGGCGACAATATGAGCGGCACTGGCAGTCAGTCAATGATCTCCTATTGGTGGCAGATCCAGCCCTTCTTGATAGCTTCAAAAAAGCCAAGTTAGAGCAAGAAGAAGCAAGGCAAAGGCATGTCGCAATGCTGGCAAGAAAACGAAAAGAACGAGAGAAACTAACCCACCAGATATTAGCCGGTGGTGTCACCTTGATAATCGGTGGCGGCGTCTCCATTGGCCTGATCGTGCTAATAATTAAGGCATTCACTTAGGGAGAGACCATGCCAACACCGCGCAAAGGAAAAGCGAAAGTCAAAGTGACAGCTTCTGGAAAGAAGGTGTCATACGGTCAAGCCGGTAAGGCTAAAGGGGGCGGCTCCAGAGTAAAGCCTGGGACTAGCAAGGGCGACTCTTATTGCTCCCGCAGCCTTGGAATCAAGAAGCGTTTGCCAAAGAAAAAAGCAAACGATCCGAACACACCTAACAACCTGTCACGCAAACGCTGGAAGTGCTCTGGCGCAAAATCACGGAGAAAGTAATGCCTGCAAAGCGAAAGGGACTTTATGCTAACATCGCTGCCAAGAAGAAAAGGATAGCCGCCGGATCTAAAGAAAAGATGCGGAAAAAAGGCAGTAAAGGAGCGCCTTCAGATTCTGACTTCAAGGCCGCTGCTAAGACGGCAAAGAAGAAAAAATCAAAAAAATGAACCAAAAACGAACCAATCGGCTCTAAGTCATTGATTTGTAAGACCTATCATTTTATCCATCATCCCCCGTAATACTTAATAGTTGTTAATAATCAATAACTTAACCTAACGTATGCACTGTACCAATGGGTCAATTTTCCTTGTCAATTAACGATTGACCCTATAGAGTAATACTCATCATGTACCAAAAGGTGTACCAATATGGGTAGCATTACGAAGCACGGAAAGGGCTATAGGGTTCTTATCCGCAAGGCTGGAATAGATACAATTTCTGAAAGCGGGTTTGCCACAAAGTCTGAGGCTGATGCGAGAATGAAAGAGATTGAAACCAAGTTGAGCAAAGGCACTTGGTTCGAGGACACGTCAAACCTTGGCGTGCTGATAACCAACTACTTAGAAGATTACGGCCCATTTCGCAGAGACAAGGTTGGGCACCTCAAAGGTGTAAAGGCCGAACTGGGCAACTTCAACCTAAACGAGCTAACTTCTCCGGTCATAATCAAGTTTGCGCGAAAGCGTGGCGAGAAGGTTCACCCCAGCACCGTGCAAAAAGACATGCTGTATCTCGGCAGTGTTTTGAAAGCAGCGGAAGCAGCCTACGATTGCACACCTAAACTGGACGAGTTTAGAAAGGCTTCGCACTTTCTTAGATCAATGCGGATCGTGTCAGAGTCTGATGAGCGAGAAGTCAGAGTGACCGACGCAGAGATTGACCGCGTCATTGACAGCGCCAGCACTAAGATGCCATTTAGAGATATTGTTAAGTTTGCGGTTCTGTCAGCCATGCGCCGAGGCGAGATACTTGAGATGACTTGGGACGAGCTAGGCGAAGATGGTAGGACGATAGGTTTGTGGCGGAAATGCCCAAGAAAAGGAAAGAGGTATGTGCGCGTACCTCTGCAAGAGGAAGCAGCTAAGATCGTCCAAAGGCAAGATAGAACCAGTGCCAGGATATTTCCATACAGGGATGAGACTCTCAGCAACCGATGGAGGGATGCTGCCAAGAAAGCCGGTCTACAAGTTCGCTTTCACGATTTGCGCCATGAAGGCATCAGTCGTTTGTTCGAGCTTGGCTATGACATCATGCGCGTGCAGCTTTTCTCTGGTCATAGAGATCTAAACATGCTGAAAAGATATACGCACCTTAACGCTGACAAAGTGGTAGCGGCTATGGATGCTGAGTCGAACAGTGCTCTAGCAGTCTAGCTAAGTACCATTGCGCCTTCTCAAGATCCTGCACCGTTTGGCCCTTGTGCCTAAAGCGATGCATGTACTTTTTGACATTGCCTTCAAGGTAGAAAGAATACCCCTCACCCAAGTTGTCCTTTAAGTAGTCGATACATTCGATCTCCCCGTGGTTGTAGTGGGGGGGTCGATTGACCATGTCTTGTTTTGCGTTTTCCCATTCAGTCATAGAGTCCGCCATAGATAACTCGGTTAAATGTTGTTCAAACAACATTATGTTGTAATGTTTTCAAGACCTTCAAGCCGACGCGCCTTAAAAAAAGCCTCAACAACTACTTTGTCAGCGACTCGCTGTTTCCCTAGCCGGTAGGTAGGTACAGGGAAGTCAGCGCGTGAGATTGAATTCATCAACGCGCCTTTGCTGATGCCGAACAGATCAGCTAGTTCGACGGATGTAAGGTATGGTTTATCCATTATCACTCCAAATAAAACGGTATTTTGGTGTCGCCAACAAGATACTTTCTTTTCGACGGGCTAGTTATCTCTAACACAGACATGTTTCCTTTCTTTTTGGACTGCGACTCCCACGTTTCAGAGTCAACAATAAGAAAGTCGAACGACAGGCTGCTGGTTTTTGTCTTTACTGCAACGACAGAATCACTCGAAGAAAGACTGCTAGACGGAAAACGAACTAACATGCTCTCTTCGACGGACTCCGTGGCGCGCACCGTGTATTGGTTTTGCGATCCTCCGTGGATAGAAACGATATCTACATCACTGTCGCGCTGTTCAAACGCTGCACTGTGGCCTTGCTCTATTAGAAACGCCATGAAGGCATAGACGGCTGCGTCCTGCCGTTGCGCGGCCACTTTTTTAACTTCTATTTCACCGTGCTCTGTGCCCATCATCAGCCACAGGTAGTCCACACCGAGTAACTTTGCTAACTTTTTAGCAGTAGGGGGTTTTGGCTTGCTCTCTCCGTAAAACCATTTTCTAACCGCTTCTTGGCTAACCCCAACATTCTGCGCTAAGAAAGTTTGTTGGCCTCTGTTGAACGGTGGGATGTCTGGATTGTCTAAACACGCTTTTGCAAATCTATCTTTGAACTCTTTCAAAACACTTCCCTTTTCGTAACTTTCGTTAACATTTAGTAGTGCTACACCGTATCATAGTTATTATATGATCTGTCAACTGTTTGTTGTCGATTCCTGAATGCGTTGACAACCGTAAACAAAACGTTTTGATCTGTTTCTTTGTTTTCTAAGACGTTCTTAACTGTCCAATCTGCGCCCGTGTTCGCCAGCAAATGTATGACGCGAACCGGCTTCTTTTGACCTTGCCGATGGAGGCGCGCATTAAACTGCTGGTAGAGTTCTAGCGACCACGAAAGACCGAACCAGACGATGAGCGACCCCCCGTGTTGTAAGTTGAGGCCGTGCCCCGCACTCGCAGGGTGCGCAAGCATCAACGGAACGCCCCCCTGGTTCCATTTATCAATTAACTGCGTGTCCTTCCCTAAGACCTTTGCGCCTTTAATAGCTTTGCAGATCCTCTCAGCGTCGGATTTGAAGTTGTAAGCAACAAGAACAGGCTCGTTTGACGCTTCAACAATTTCTTTAAGCGCCTCTATCTTTGCGTCGTGCAAGACAGAGTACCCGTCCTCTGTGTAGATGGAGCCGGATGAAACCTGTAGCAGCTTGTTTATTTTGACCGCAGCGTTTGCTGCCAAGACTTCGCCATCATCAATCTCTATCAAAAAGTCTTTTTCCATCTGGTCATAGGCTTTCTTTGCTTTGGGCGGCAACTGCACCACTACGTTGCTATCTATGCGATCCGGTAGTTCTAAGTAGTCTTTTGCGGCCATGCGCAAAACCAAATCAGCAACTCGTCGTTGCAGAACCTCTTTCATATCCGCGCGCACTTCGTACTGGCTCCACTGCGGGTTGCCAACCTGTTTGCAAAAAGCATCTACAAAACGCCCTCTGGTGTCACCTAGCCTCTTACCTTGATCTAGAAGGTAAATTTGGGGCCACAGATCCATCAAGCTGTTGGGTGACGGTGTTCCGGTTAGCTGCACTAACCGTTTGATCTTTCCCGTCTTCACCACTTGTCGCAGTGCTTTCCAACGCTGACTGCTGTGACTTTTGAAGCTGCTGCTCTCGTCTATGACTACGGCGTCGTAATGCCACCCGCGCTGCAAAGCGTTTACCAACCATTGCACGTTCTCCCTGTTAATGATGTGAATCTGAGCGGAGGAGTGCATTGCCTCCTCGCGTTGCTTGGCGCTGAGTCCTGCTAATACTGAAAACCGTAACGCTTTGAGGTGCGACCAGTTATTAATCTCTTGAGGCCATGTGTGTTGCGCAACCCGAAGCGGTGCAATAACTAGAACTTTCTTGATTTTTCTTGATACAAGAAGATCGACGAAAGCGGTCAACGTGCTGATAGTCTTGCCCAAACCCATATCGACCCACAGGGCGCACATAGGATTGTCTTTGATAAATTGTGCTGCTCGCAGTTGGTACTGATGCAGATTGCTGTGGTCTAAAATAGTAATTTCCCCTGAGCTACGTTATCCACGACGTAAACATGGAAACCATGTTCTTTAAGTCTCTTGTGGATGGAGTGCTGATAAGCGGTGGGCTTCCTGCCTGGAGCCTTAAATTCGATCATCAAACACTCTCCGTCACGGAAATAAATCATGTCCGGCACGCCGCGCTGAGACGGAGATGTCCATTTGAAGGTCAGCCAACCTTGCGCTCTGGCATATTGGTTGACGGTCTGTTCGATGCGGGACTCTCGCATGTTCTAAAACTCCACCTCGCACGATTCAGAACATCCGTTTGGCATATCTTCTTCAGAAAACAAACTGATCTGCTGGTTCGCTGTCCACGGGTTGAAGTTCTCTTTGGACTTAGCAATCAAGTCTTTAGTCGATGTGTTGGATCGGAAGAAGACTCGTGGAGTGCCGTCAACATTGTGCCCTGACAGCCCGTACTGATCTTCCATGCGCTGATTCCATTCAAATAGCTCAGGTGAAGATTTCGCAATGGTCAGCTC